CTTTTAGTTTTTCTACATCGATTCGTAGTCTTTCAACATCTTGTTGTAATCTTTCAATATTAACTCTGTTGTTCATCATACCATCAACTCTTATCGTTAATTTTTCTAATCCTTCTGCTATATGTTCGAGAAGCATGAATTGTTCCTGGTCAATTGGAGTTTGTTTACTAGCTTCTAGTAAATCTTTTTCAAAAAGTTGATTTTTAGTTTCTAATCTATTCAATCTTTCAATCACACCAAATGCAAACCATGCACCTACAATTATGGCTGCGATCAGACCAATTAAATTACGTAACGGAAGACCAATACTTGTGTTCTCATTTATTTTTATTGACATGATAGACACTCATCAGAATCGGAATCTAATTCTGCTAATGCTTCTTCCTTACATTCCTTACTGCAGAACAAATCAAATTGATCTTGTGCATCAAACGCTTCTTCGCATTGTTTACATTGTTTTCTCATCTTACAGGCCCTCCAAAAAATGCCATAAGGCATAATAAAATAATTAATATTGCTGTAAATCTATAATCCATATTGGCAATCTCCATATTTATATCCCCTGCAATCTAGGGTCTTTAGATGTTATATTTTTTTCTGCTTTTGGTCTAGCAATAGACTCCCTACTTCTTTTACGAAGTTGTGCTGTAGCAGATTCAGATTTTCTTTTGTCGTCAATCTGTTTTTTTAAATCCCATTTAAAATTCATTTGTCCTCCTTTGGTTCTATTTCATAGAACATTTTATCAGAATCTTCTGTAACCCAATCCGAGCCTTCGACATCCCAAACTGTATTTTGCACTTTATAGTCAGGCCAACTTGTGTCAGTAGTAAAACTATTAACGTGCCACAAAATACGATTATTAGGCTGAGCTGCATAATTGCCGTTAGCAAGAGCCAGTATATGTGCACACTTGTGCTCTTGAGGTATTTCAGAATGTTCAACATTGAGTATATTAGTCTCTGGATGCGCCCAGTCAACCGTAAAAAGATACTCTCCATGATAAAACTTTTTATCTTTTCCTAAGTATTTTCCCTCTACACCAGCCAACCAATCAAAGCAATGGACACTAGGCCAATAACTAAAACAGTTCCACAGCTGTAACTTGTCGACTGACATATCTGGCACTTCGGATCTAGAAAAACGTTTTTGGAAAAACGCTGAAATAGGCAATCTATAAAAGACCGCACCATTCGATAACATGATATGAAATAAGAGCGCTTTCCCGCTAAGACTAGCGATGCCGAAGACCACACATTCCTCACTTTCACCATGATGTTCTTTAAAGTCATAAAGATACTCCTTCCTTACTTTGCAATAGATAGGTGGTATATTTGCATTTAAATAAGCCATAGTTCCTCATTTTATTTCCCCCCAATTAGGGCCCGATTCATAATCAACTTTATTCGGAACTTCCAACTCTACTGCATGTTCCATTATTTGTTTTATTTTATCAGCATGAGCCTCAGATTCAATAGAAAAATCTAACTCATCATGAACTTGAATATGAGCCAGTATACCTTCTTTATATAACTCTATCATGGCTTTTTTAGTCATATCTGCAGCAGATCCTTGAATAAGTTTATTTAAAGCTTTGTATGTATATGCTCTTCTTATTCCTGGGCCGTGTTCCAAGATCGCTTGATCGTGTGGCAATGCTTTATGCATGCCAAACATGTTTGGCTCCCATAAATGAAACCTACATAATCTTCCAAGTAAAGTTCTAATTTGACCACGTTGTTGGGCTCTTTGCATTACGTTATCCATAAGTTGTTTAACAAAAGGAACCCTATCGTGATACTGTCTAAACAGTCCATCGGATGTTTCTTTATCTACACCTAATTCAGCTTGAAGCTTATTTTTACCCATACCGTAGAACAATCCTAGGTTAATTGTTTTAGCCTGACTTCTTGGTATGTTAGCCATATCAGCAACAATAGTATGAAAGTCTGTATCAGGATTATTGTTGTATGAATCTAATACATCATCAACACCATAAAGATTCTGTAGTGCTGCATAGTGAACAACAAGTCTTGGTTCTTGCTGTGAGTAATCAAATACTCCCCATTTACATTTGTTTTCTGGTATAAATAAAGACCTAATTTTAGGGCCAAGATCCTTATTTCTTGCAGGAATTTGCTGTAAGTTTGGATTACTATAACTGAATCTTCCAGTTACAGTTCCGCCATTATCTCCACGTAATTGATTTATTTCAGCATGAATTCTACCTTTATGAGAATGTTTTAATATGGTATCAATAAAAGTTGTATGGGCTTTATTAATCTCTCTAGCCTTAGCAATACATTGAACAATAGGATTAGGATGATTCTGCAAAAAGTTTTTAGTAAACGATGGGGCTTCTGTTTTTTCAGTTCTATCAAATGGTAATTTTAATTTTTCAAAAACTTGTGCAATCGATCTTGCTGCCCATATCTGAACGTCTACTCCTGTTTCTTTTTGTACTTTGTATAAGTTGCTTTTTTCTTCTGTTATTAATTCTTGTTTCAATTTATGTGCAGATTCAATATCTACTCTTACACCTAAAAATCTCATATCAACAAGGCAAGGAAATAATTCAGTTTCTAGATCAAAAATAGAATTTATATCTTGACTAACTATTTCTCTTTTTAAAAACTGCCATAATTCTAAAGTAATTGATGCATCTTTTTCAGCGTATTGTCCAACATACATCGCTGGGAGTTTATACATTTCACCTTTTGCATCAATTCCCCATTCTTTTGCTGCTGCATATAGAGCAGTTTCATCTTTAGATTGTCCTGTATATCTTTTAGAACAAGTATTCAAATCATATCTTAATTGATTTTCATCACATAAAGCTGATGCAATCATGGTATCAATAATTCTACCATTAATTTTTAGTCCCATTGCTCTTAACCAACATACGTCGTACATTGCATTGTGAAATATTTTATCAGAAGATGTATTTAAAACATCTTGCAACCATTTAAGAACCATTGCTTTATCCATATTACCCCCACCTTCGTGAGCAATTGGATAATATCCACACCATCCTTCTACAGCAACTGCGATACCAACAACTTGTCCATTACCTATAATGGCCCCAGATCCCATCTTAGTTAGCTCTGGATCTTTAGTTTCTAAGTCAATAGCCACCTCATGGTATTTAGTTAGATCTGGAAATTCTTCTGGTGGTAGCCATTCTGTCTGAGGTTTAAATATCATTTTATTCATGTTTACTTATCCTTTTTACGTTAGTTAGTGTTTCTATGTCTTTAAAAGGAACCATCGTGATTTTATCTAGTCGACCCTCTCTTTGGTATACTTGATAAACCCCTTTTCCTTTTTCAAAATTTTTTTCTTTTAATTTGTTTGTCACGTAATCTAATAATTCTTGTCTATCCACTACTAACCAATATTCTGGTCTTTCAAATACAATATAATCTGCTTTACCTTTTATCCAACCAGGATAGCCTCTAACATTGGTTCCCTCTATCCAAGCAATATCATCTTGAGTTTTATTGTCCCAACGATTTATTTTCTTCATTCCTTTTACATCAAATTTTAAAAGTCGACCATCTAAAATTCCTTGCACATCCCAATGCTCATACATATCTTGTTTGTCAGTGGCCCATACAGGATCTTTTAAATTTTTTGCAAACTTTTCTTCAACTATTTTTGCTTTTGCTTTGAACTCTTGCCAGCCCATTTTTTTCCTTTTTATGTGAATAAACTTCATACCAAGTATTACATTCTTTACAGTCATACATAGATATAATTGTATATTCTGATTCTTCATTTACGTCTTCAGCATCATAATCATTTTGCCAAATAACTTCTGCATTACAATAAAAACATTTCATTTTTCTTTTTTCTCCTTATCTTCTTCATTAGAAGAGTCTGTATATTTATCTGTAAAATTTTTTGGTAAACCACTAGGATCAAATATTTCATTCCAACGTTTACGGTATGTCTCATTTGATACTCTAGATTTACCATCCCATTGCCTGCCTTTTTCTTTACTCATCTTTATCCTTTTTATTATAATACAAAACCATTCGTTTACTCTTTTCGTACTTCTCTAATCTTATTTTCATTCGTTTATTTTCATCATAGAGATCATCACATCTTTTTTTAAGTCTTTTAATTTGTGGTTCATATATTTCTCTATAATAGAGGCTCCAATTTTTATTTATTTCGTTTTGTTTTTCCATTGATATCCTGTAAATGTTTTATTTCTAAATCACAGTAGTGTTTTATCTTTTCTAAATCTTCTATTGCTTTACCTTTTAATAAATATCTACAAACATATTTAATTACATTTGCTTGTAATGGATTGAGTTCATTTTTTCTAATAAACTCCCAAGGTTGAATGGTAAATTCCTTGTAGTGATTCCCGCCTATCTGCTTATCTTGTGGGAATGCATCTTCAAATATATCTTTATATGTCATATCGCTTCCTCCATTGGGTAACATTTGTTATCATCTTTAGGCCTTATAATATGTAGATGTTCTTTTGTCCTTGTTGCACCTACATAGAATAATCTGCTTTCATCATCCTGATTTTTATCATATGATTTTTTAGTATTGGTTGTTAGATCTGTTAATAAAACCACATTGTCTTCCTCTCCACCTTTAGCACTGTGTATAGTAGATAGTTTAATCCGTGGTTCTTGGTTCAACATCTCTCCATTACGTTTCATTCTTCTAATATAATTAATTCTTTTTTGACCTGCTTGATCAAATGCTTCAAACCAAACTTGATTAGTCTTAAGTCCATAATCTTTTTGTAATTGTTCTAAGCTGTAAACACTATTTTTAACAATAGATTTTATTTTATCTTTTTCCCATTTTTCATTACTCATATATTTTGAAATATTTTCTATTTGTTTTGAATCTAACATTTGTCCTTGTGTTAAATGTTCCCAACTTAAAGCAGCTTCTTGAATATTTTTTTCATATTGTTTTTTAAATCTATTTTCAAAATACAAACCTTTATCTCTCATATTATCTTCTAAAGGATCTAACATTGATCGTGTTCTAGTTAATACTAACCATTTACCAGAAGACATATCCAGATCTTCAAAACTATCATAAGCAGATAGTCTTCCTTCATGCTTCTTTGGTTCCCAATTCTTTTTTATTCTATTATCAACTCTACCAATAATAGAGTTAGCTAATTTATGTATTCTTTTTGGTACTCTTCTAGATTCAGTTAATAGTAATTGTTGTCCTTCTTGAGCAATAAAAGAATCTACATCTGCACCAGCCCATCTAAATATCGCTTGGTCATCATCTCCTGCAACAAAAGAATCTACGGTTTTATTCCAAATATTTTTAACCATATCCCATTGCATTAAAGATAAGTCTTGTGCTTCATCTATAAATACTACATCAAAGTTGGGTGATTTATCTGATTTAACGAAATCTAATATCATGTCATTGTAATCAATTAAATTATATTCTTTTTTATATCTTTTTAATTCTTCTGCTAAATGAATTAATGTTGAGTATTCAACATCTTGATTATGTTCTTTTAAATTATATTGCCTATCGATACTTATGTTTCTAAGTTTTGCTAAATGAATTATTCTTAAGTAATCACTTTTAGTTGAAAACAATCCAGTCTCTTCTTCATCATAATCATTATAGTCTAAAAATAAATTTTCTTTTCTACCTAAATCTTCGTAATGTCTTTTCTGCATTACTTGGTTTTTCTTAATACCTAATTGTCTAAATGCTAATGAATGTAAAGTTCTAAAATAAGGAAGATCATCTTCTTCTAAATTAAATTTTTTCATCGCTCTATCTTTAGCTTCATTTGCAGCTTTTCTTGTAAAAGCAAAATATCCAATACGATCAGGATTAGTTGTCTTTAAATAGTCATCAACTTTTTCTAAAAGAGTATGTGTTTTACCTGTTCCTGGGGGGCCTAATACAATTGTTTTCATATCAATATGGTGAATCCTCTTTTAATTTTTTAGGTGTGTGACTATTTTCTGGTTTTTCAAATGCATCTACAACCATAATCGTTGGTCTCTTTTTACCTATTACAATTCGATCATCACTACAGTTACAATATTCTTTTAACATTTGTTGTGTGACTTGTGGTTTCTCTGGCCATTTCTTTCTAAGTAAATGTCCATGATAAAATTTGTGAAATATAAATTTATGTTTACCCTCTTCGGTAAATACGTTTCCATTTAATATATCTTTCTTAGTTGTTTCTGCTGCTGTTCTATTAGTACAGAATTCTTCTAAGTGTTCTTTTAATTGATCTACTATAGAAGATCCTTCTGGTGCTTTAATAATTTCTACACCTTGTAATAATTGATCGGTGTATTTTTCAAATTCTTTAACCGTGATCCGTGGTGGTTTCTTATTGATTTGTTTTGCAACAGTTCTTCTAAATAATCTTTGTTCCATTAGATAGTCTATATTATCTAATTTAACTCTTTCTCCATCTACATTAACCCAGTAATATGGTTCATCTAGCTCTACTTTTTGTAAATCAGATAGTGTTGGAAATACTGAGTCTCCACCTATTCCATATTTTCTAGTTCTACACAGATTTTTATCACAATGATTACACATTGGATCTTCATTACATTTAAAGCCTAAATCTTTACCATCATTAAATTTTATTTTACCTTGAACTATTTTGTCTTCTAACGGCCCCTCTGGATGTTTTTCAAAATATTTATAATTAAACGCATTAATTTTAATTTGCCAGGTATCTGGCCATTTTCTTTTCGCATATTGTATGTATTGATAAAGTATTCTATCTCTACCATCTTTAATATCTGATTGTGTTAATGACTCTAAACAAGGTGGGCCATCACTAAATTCTGACTCTGGTCTTTTAACTTGAAGTTGTTCTAATTGTTCTGGTGTAATTTTATTTAATTGATATAGATTTAAAAAACCATCTAGATTAACAGCTTCTGCATTTTCATTAAAGCAATATCTTGTTGTTTTATTACCATTAAAGTATGGTAAATTTAAAAAATTTCCTGTATCATCTTTTGATTTTAATTCTACTTGTTTAGGAAAAACTTCTGATCCACCATAACCCAACACTGCACTGACTGAGATTAATTTATCTCTCATTAATTTTGCGTCAACTGGAACTGTTGTAAAACAAAACACATGTGCTCCCCCTGATTTAGATCTAAATACTATTAAAGGTAATTGTAAATTTTTTATTTTATTAATTAATTTTTTATGATCAAAACCTGCATAAGAATCAATATCAACACATCCCCATTTACATTTATTATTTTCATCAATTGGAATTATACCTAGACTTGGTTCAATACCATTTAAGTGGTTTTCCCACATTTCATCGGTAACTATTTTTCTTTGAACAAAAGATTTTCCTTTTATCTTTTGACCATCTGCACCTTTCTTATCAACGTAAGTGACACCATGTGCACGTTCTAACCCTGAAAATATATTTTTAAAATCACTCATATCTTATCTTTATAAATGGGCGGCTGCAGTCTCCCTTTGCCGCCCACTACCTAGGATTCTATTTAGTATGGTGACTTTTCTGCTGTATCTACATCAGAATCATGTTTAATTTCAACCTCACCTTTACCTATCTTTTCAGCAAAGTCTTTAGCTAAAGAATAAACATTACTATCTGCTACAGGGCCAATTTTAGTTACATCCCAACCAAACCATGTTCCTTTGTCATTAGACATTTGAACAGACTTTAGTTTATAAAGATGGCTGAATGTTGGCGGTGTAAACAAACCATTCTTACCTTGCATTTTGATTGACATCATCATTGAATTCCAAGATCTACTTACTTTTAATTGAGTTCTTGTCATTGACACCAATGCTGTGCCTGGAGTTTGACCCATTGTTACAACAAAATGATTTGCTGTATTTTCAAGATAATTACCATTAGGTAATACATCTCTATTCATTTGGTCTCTCTTAGTTGTTTTTACAATAGGATCATCTACTGCATACATTCCTACTAGACCTCCTCCAAGTTCTCTAGGTTTCCATTCTAGATACTTTCTTTCATACGCACAAGGTAATACTTCAATCCCTTTCTCACCGTCGAATAATTCTTTAGTGACAGAGTTTAATATCATACCTGGTTCTGCACCCTCAACATATTTACCATTTTTTTTATTTATCTCAGGAGATAATTGTCCTAAGACTTTTAAAAAAGGTAAAGCAAGATCTTCTTGTTCTATGTTTTGTGCTCCTACATTTGCATCTGCTTCAAAAATATTTGAAGCCAAAGCACCTGCAGTTTGTTTCTTTATTATGTTTGTTTCATTTGTCATATTTATTTTTTCCTTTTTACAGTTGTTTTATTTCCAACATATATGCTGAAAATATCCGTTGGCATTTCTTTACCTGCCTCAATACGCTCACGGACTAGCGCTTTCAGAGTCATGGGTTCAACCTTAAGCTTTTGCGCAGGTTGAAGACCCTGACTCTTCGCAAGGTCAGCATATTCTGCTGCCTTGTTGTCTTCTCCACGACCAAAAGACACTACCACTTCATTTTTGATAATGTCTGCAAGGCCATTGGTACGAAGCCAGTTAAAAGCCGCTTCTTTATTAGCTTGTGTTATTGTAGCATTATAGAACGGCTTAACATCTATCATGGAACCATCCATAAGTTTAAGTTGAGATAAACCCATCTCAGACATCATGGTTGGAATAACTTCTCCAGATATATGTTCTAAATCTTTTTTCTTATCTTTTACTCGTTCTTCAAGTAATTCGATCTCTTGTGTTATCTGTTCCATTTTTTGAACTTCATCAGATAATGTTTTAAGATTTTTACTTTTATCTAAAACATCTGTTTTATCTTTTTCAAAATTAATAGAGCCACTACCACTAAAGGTTTCTATTTTAGTATTGTTCATATCTTTCCTCCTCATCATAAAAATTATTTATTTTATTTTGAAAACTATGTTTTCTTTCTAATGCCTCTTTTAGTTCTTTTTTATTAGCTTGTCTATACTCATTTACAAAATTTTCTAAATCTTCAAAACCCATTCTTTCTGCAGCGTTATAACAAACTGTACATCTTAAACTAAATTCTTTTCTAAAAGAATTTATTTTTTTCTTTATTAGTTTAAATAATTTCTTTTCAATTTTTAAACCATGAATATAATAATTTATTTTTGTTGTAGCAATTTTAAGTGCTCTTTCACTATTATAACCACCTAAATTATCCACTGTTCTTTCAAACCTTATTTTATCTTTCTCTTTATAGAACTCTATCTTATTATTCATCTATATCTCCTCTTTCGTATAAATTTATTTCAATAGGATAATATCTTCTTTCTTGCTTATCCCATTTTAATAAGTTGTATTTTCCATTTGTGATATCAGAAACAATTGAACATGCAACACCAATTATCGCTGGATCGCCTGTAAGTAGTAAATAATCTTGAGTTGTAAAATTTTTTAACCCTTGTCTTAATTTATAAATTAATGGACCAGGAGAAAAAATTATTTGTGAGAACTCAGGTAATAAAAATTTAAAGGTGCCATATTTCGCTGCACCCATAATATTTATTTTTGGATTGCCTGATTTCGTACCAGCAATTTCTTGTACTACATAAATAGTATTTATTCTTTCTGACATTGACAAAATGTATAACATAGTCTATATAGATGTCAATACAGAAAGAAAAAATTATGATTAATTATAAATTTAAAACTAAACCATACGAGCATCAAATAACTGCTTTAGAAAAGTCATGGAATAAAGAAACATTTGCATATTTTATGGAAATGGGAACTGGTAAAACAAAAGTATTAATAGACAATATGTCTATGTTATATGATAAAGGTAAAATAGATGGTGCCTTAATTGTTGCACCTAAAGGTGTTATTGGAACTTGGTATAATCAAGAAATACCAACTCATCTTCCAAACCATATAGAATTTGTGTCCGTATTGTGGCAATCTTTAATTAATAAAAAACAAAAAGAAACTTTAGATACATTATTAAAATCTGATTCGAGACTCCATATATTAATTATGAATGTTGAAGCTTTAAGCACTACAAAAGGTACAGAGTTTGCGGCTTCTTTTTTAAGAACTCATAATGCATTAATGGGTATTGACGAATCAACTACTATAAAAAATTCATCAGCTAAAAGAACTAAAAATATTTTAGAATTATCTAAACTTGCAAAGTATAGAAGAATCATGACTGGTTCTCCAGTAACTAAAAATCCATTAGATTTATATTCTCAATGTGAATTTTTAAGTCCATGGTTACTGAACTTTCAATCATTCTACGCTTTTAGAAATAGATATGCTGAAATGAAAACAATCAATGCTAGAGGGAGGTCAATACAAGTGGTTAATTATTTTAAAAATTTAGGTGAGCTATCGGAGAAATTAAAAAATTTTTCTTACAGAGTATTGAAGGAAGACTGTTTAGATTTACCTGATAAAATTTATGTAAAAAGAACTGTTGAATTAACAGAAGAACAAGACAAACTTTATAAACAAATGAAGACATTGGCTCTTGCTATATTAAATGGTAAGCAAACAACTAGTATGACTGTACTGACTCAATTAATGCGATTGCATCAAATTACCTGTGGTCACTTTACTGCTGATGATGGTAGTACTCAAATTGTTAAAAGTAATAGAATAAATGAACTAATGAATATACTAGAAGAAGTAGAGGGTAAAGCTATTATCTGGGCTAATTATCAAATGGATATGGCTGAAATTAAAAAAAATATTATAAAAGAATACGGTGAAGAATCTGTCGTTGATTATTATGGATTAACTCCTCAAGATGAAAGACAAGCAAATATAAAACGTTTTCAAACTAATCCAGAATGTAGATTTTTTATTGGTACTCCACAAACTGGAGGATATGGTATTACACTTACTCAAGCCAATACTGTTATTTATTATTCTAATGGTTACGATTTAGAAAAAAGATTACAATCAGAAGACAGAGCGCATAGGATAGGACAAAAAAAATCGGTAACATACGTCGACCTTATAGCAGAAAAGACTGTAGATGAAAAGATTGTAAAAGCATTGCGTAAAAAAATAAATATTGCTTCAGAAGTTTTAGGTGAAGAATTAAAAGATTGGATCTAAACTAAATCTACTGCTTTACCAATAATAGGCTTATATTTTACTATCTTACCTTCACGATAAGCTCTCATGTATTGTCGTCTAGGGTTAAACTCTACATAGCTTGCATGAATCCATCCAGAGTTTGGCTCACCAGGAGTATAGAACTCCAAAATTAATTGATCTGTTTCACA